ATGGTTAGAAGGAATTCAAAGAAATTAACGAGGAAGCAAGAACGAATCCGTAATGCCTTTGAGACAGATAGAACGGTTGAGATCATTCCTGCAGTTGTGCAGAATGCTAGCTTAGGACAGCAGAAGACTCGTGTGGCAGCTTATTGCAGGGTCAGTACCTTTGATGAATCCCAATCAGGCAGTTTTGAACTTCAAAAACAAACCTACCTGGAACGGATTCAGAATACACCGAATTGGGAGCTGGCTGGTATTTATGCTGATCAAGGCGCATCTGGTACTACCATTAGGAAGCGTGAGCAGTTCCAACAAATGCTAGAAGACTGTAGGAAAGGGAAAATTGATTTGATACTGGTCAAGAGTATCAGTCGTTTTGCTCGAAACCAGCTGGACTTCATAAGCATCTACCGAGAGCTGAAAGCTTTACCTCATCCAGTAGGTATTTTAATCGAAGACATTAATCTAAACACGCTGGATACCAAAGGTGAGCTGGTGTTAGGAGTTATGTCTATAGTAGCTCAAGGCGAGAGCGAGCAGAAGAGTGCTTCGATTACTTGGTCTATTATCGAGCGTTTCAAACGAGGTATCCCAATCATCCCAACGCATAATCTACTTGGCTATACTAAGGACAAGTATGGTCAAATAATAATTGATGATTCGGAAGCCAAGGTAGTAAGGTATATCTACGATTCATATATGAATGGCAGAACTGTGCGTGAGATTGCTGATGCGTTAATGAAACACCATATTCCAACGGTCACTGGACTTGAAAACTGGTCTACTCTTGCTGTTAATAATATTCTTAGGAATGAGAAATATAAGGGTGAGATTATCATGCAGAAGACCTATACGGTAGACTGCTTTAGTCACAAGACACGGAAAAATAATGGTGAGCGTCCCAAGTACCGACTGAGGAATGGAATTCCTTCAATCATATCTGACTCTGACTGGAGTTTAGTGCAAGAGCTGCTCTCTCAACCGAGAAGAAGAACGAAATCTGCTAAAGTAGCTGTTGTGCCAAAACTCTATGTAAAAAGGGTGAAGTCAGGAATACTGAAGGATTTTATTGTACTCGATTCTTCTTGGAAGAAGAAGGAGATTCAAACTGTATTTAAAGGAGAAAAACCATGAGATTTTCAGACTACGATTTACAGGTTATTACTATAGAGAAAACTGCTAGTGATTACAGCATGACTGTCAATAAGAATTTCGTAACATTCAGCAAGGCCATAACTGCTGAGCTGAACTATCCTAGTCATGTCATTGTGGCATTTAACAAAGACACAAAAGTCATGGGGATTCAGGTATGCCATGCTAATACCAAGGGGTCTTATGAGTTCTGCAAGTCAAAAAAGGTTAGAAAAGGTGTGGTTCAGATGATGAATAAGAATCTGAAAGAAGCCATCTTGACAATTATGCCAGACTGGGAGAGTGGGAAACGCTATAAAGTACCAGGTATATACATTGCTGAGGATAGGGCCTTTGTCTTTGAGTTGAAAGGTTATGAGGTTCTTAAACCTTATCGCAAAGAAAGTTGATTCTTACTAGGTTTATGGTAGAGTTGATATTGGCTCTACCTTTTTTATATTTTATGTGTGATATAAAAACTATCAATTAAAGTCTAATTGATCACTAAAAATGCTATTACTTTAGCTAATTGTAGAGTTTGGATTTTTTAAATAGAACTCAATTTCAGTTTGATTGGTAACAGTTTCGTGGTATAATAGCTTCAACTAAGAAGTTTTAGGAGATAGTGGTATGAGGAGTGACATTCAGCCCAATTTACAAACAATAAAGGAGTATTTCACAAAGTCAGAATTTTATATTCCGACCTATCAACGTCCATATGCTTGGCAGGTGGCACAATGTGAACAGCTGATTGAAGATATTAATGTACATATGGAAAATTTTGATGATTCTGTTCAAGATAATTATTTTTTTGGAGCGATACTAATCGCTCAAGAGTCAGGTGAGGAGCATGAGATTGCCTTGATTGATGGTCAACAAAGAACTACGACGTTTATGCTGTTATTAAAGGCATTGCTTTTGAAAATAGAGAATGAGCTAATTGTCCAACCATCAACGGATGCCGATGGAAAAAGAATCATCAAGCGGTTGAACGGACTTAAGGAACAGATTTCAGTTATGTTGTTCAATTTATCTGAAGATGAAAAGGATGATTTTGTTGAGGGAGTTTATTTCCCTACTAAGGATAAGATTAAATATTTGAACGGTTCGATTTCTGAGAAGTATGCAAATGATATGAATGTTGTACTTCTTGGGAACGATTTCGATAGTATCAAGAATTCAGCTTTCCAAATATATCGTCGACAGAAAGATAATAGGTATACCAATTTTTTTAAAAATTTCCGTTATTTTTATAACTGGTGTAGTAATCTTAGTGTACTTAGTTGCATAAATTTTGCAAATCATTTTATTAACAGTTGTCAGGTAATTACGATTACTAGTTATAATACTGATCAGGCTATAAACATCTTTAACTCTTTGAATGGTACAGGAGTTCCTTTGACACCAATTGAAGTAATTGTGTCTAAAACCACCGCGAACGCAAAAGATAGAAAAATTTTTGAAAGTAATTGGCAAAATATTGTTGCTAGAACGGATGTATCACGGCTAGACTTAAATACACTTATTACTCATTATATCTTTGTGAAACTTTCTGAACAAAATGGTTCTGATCGAAGAAATCCTGGGATTCGTGCTTTCTTTGCTAAGAATAAGGAACTTCTAAATCGAGATACATTATTCACTAGTGAGCTAGAAAAAATACTAACAAACTTTGATATTTTTTCTGAATCTATGCTAGGTCAAGTTATTAGCAGACTCAATGGCAATTTGAAACCGTTTGTTAGTAGCTACTTATTTTATCGAGATGATATCAGCTATCTTGAAGAGTTGTTAAAACTTGGACTTCTCATTGAACTTTCAGAACTCTCGTATAGCCATAGACTGTTTAAGGGGTTTCTTGAAGAAATAAATTTGAAGTATAGTCAAGTTATAACAATTTCTACTCAGGACTTAATTAATAATATAAAAGACCATATTGCAAATCATTTTGATTATAATAGCATCAGACAGACTCTATCCGAAAGTGGGGTTCCGAATTCGATTCTTTATGTGAATGAGTATCTTTATGCTCTTGAACAGGGCAAAGAATATAATCTTGAGGGCGGTATTGATATTGAACATATTATGCCTCAAAGTGGTTTAAACAGGGAAAACATAATGGCGGATGCTGGTTGTTCTAGTCAAGAAGAATTTCAAGAATATGCTGAAAAACTCGGAAATAAGATTCTTCTCGAATCAGTTATTAATAGAGGTATAGGGGATGCATGGTTTAGAACTAAAAAGGAGAATAATATAACGAGTGGCCGAGGCTACATTGGCAGCAGGTTTCCAATTGCTCATTCACTTGTAAACTATGATAGTGATACTTGGACGAAAAATGATATTGATAAAGCCACAGAGAAAGCTGCAGAACGAATTGCAAATTTTGTATTCAGTAAATAGTTCACATTTATATTTCGATAATAAAACAGCTCAGCACAATAATTGTGCTGAGCTATTTTATATGTGTTACTGTTTTTTGATAACTATACTTCCTGATTAACCTTCCATCATTTATTGTTTCTATATTAAATACAAAGTAATGATCTCGATTGTCTATTGAATTCTCTTTATTTAACTTAAAAAAACTCTTCATGGATTTTGCCATGGTTAGCATGATGTCATCAGTAAGAAAAGTAAGCGGAGTATTTAAAGCAGAATAGCGATAGAAGTCAGTTTCAAATTTTCTGTAGCTTTCACTGAAGTAATCCATCTGCAATTCGTTTCTATTAGATTCAAGCTGTTTCATTCTCAAATTCCTCAACTAATTCTATAGTAAGTATATCAGCTAATTTTAGAGGTACATACCCTTCCGTGCTTTTTAAGAGTATTCTTTCATTATTAACTGTTGAGACAGTACCAAAATAAGATATAGTTTGTTCTAAGTATTTGCTGCGGATACAACCAGTTAGTTGATTTACATAAAGCTGGTTCAGTAAAAGTAATTTTTCTTCAAAAGACAATTCGAACTTGAAAGAAGTCTTGTTGCTATCCTCTTTCAAGGCAGAAGTATGTTCAGACAAGAAAAATCCCATCCATTTTGCCATTTTTCTATCATGATATTGTCGGGCATCTGGAAAGGGTAGATAAGAGCGGTCAATCATTTTAATCCCTCCAATCCACCAGCAGAGTGGCCACCAATTAATTTACTACGAGCAATGCTTCGAGAGCTTTCTAGAAGAGAAGTAGCTTTTTGGATTGCTAGGAATCCAAATTCGTTTCGAATACTATCAATGGATTGTTGAAGTTTGTCTTCTTTTTCAATACTCTCATAATCATCGAATAGTGAAAGTAAGCTAAATGATTCATCTACAAAATCATCATATCTCACCCCAATTTGTCTAACTGCCCCTCTTGAGTATTTACTACGAAAGAGAGATAGGACTGTTTCTGTTAGTATTTTTGTGTTATTAGTTGGCTCTATTTTTCTCTGAGTGCTAATTGGTTTTTTATTTTCGATACGAGAATATCCCACAAATATAGAAACAGTGCTAGCTTTTTTATGAGCCTTTCGTAACCTAATTGATACTTGTTCAGCCATCTCGCTTAAGACAATCTCTATATCACGTTGTTGTATATAATCCTTTGGTAGAACTTGTGAATTTCCAAGCCCCTTAGATTTTGGCTTATATGCTATATGAACATTACTTTCATCAACTCCATTTGCGTGAAACCAATGCTGAAGTCCGATAACACCGAATTCTTTTTTTAAAATGGCAGGATCACAATTTGCCAATTCTTTGATTGAAGTAATGCCTAATTTGATCAATCTTTTTTCTGTTCTTGAACCAATCCCCCAGAAATCAGTCATTTTGGGAATAGACCAGACTTTTGTTTCGACATCTTCATAAGACCAATTTGCTCTCATAGTTCGAGTCTTTTTTGCTTCGTTATCCAATGCTAGTTTTGCAAGTAGAGGATTAGCATTGCTCATGCCGACAGTCGAATAGAGACCTGTTTCTCTCCATATATCGTGCTGAATTTTTGCGGAGATATTATCCAGTTTTTCTCTCCTAGTTAATGTATTTCCAGGAATAAAGTAATTGAGTGAGGATGTCAAGTCGATAAATCCTTCGTCAATTGAATAAGGTAGTATATCTTTGTGACTGGCATAATTTTGAAGGATATTTTGTATATTAATGTTTTTCTTTATGTATAAATCCATTCTAGGCGGAACAATTAAGGTTCTCTTTGCCCAATGTTCAATATAAAATATATAGTCGTATGAGATTTTAATTCCTTTCCGCCTAGCATTCAGATAATTAAATTGCCTCGTTTTAATATCGAATGGTAAATCATAAGAACGACCTACATTGGATTTTCCAAATACTTTTTTAAACATAGGTGACGAAGCTAAAATAAGCCCTTCAGAATTATCCGCTCGACTCATAACACAGAGTGAAGTAGTTAGTGGGTTTAAACCTCTGTCAATACACTCAACGGAAGCATAGAATGATTTTATATCAAAGAAAGCTATGTCAGAATGAGGTTCTTTTGAATAGTCAATATAAGCCATAATTTACCTTGATTTCATACTTTCCAATTTAGCAATTAGAATATCTAGGTAATCGGTAATATCATATTCAAATAAAGTCAAAGAAATATAAATTCGATCATCCCTTAGATAAACCATATCTGTATGTTTTTTGACCATAGTTATCCTCCGATCACAGGCATAAAATGCCCAACAACCAAGCCAACAATTCTTGGTTCGTCCTCAAATGGGATAAAACGATCTGGATACTTTTTATTTAAGGAAACCATCCTAAAACCATTTTCTTCCCGATAGAGTCGTTTTATATAAACAGACTCATTCCAGGAAAGAGCATAAACTGCTCCATCATAGTCAAAGCCAGTTGCTCGAATTAACGCAATTTCTCCATCTTCGTAGACAGGTTTCATTGAATCCCCCTGTATCCAGGCAGCGACATCATATCCGTATTGTTCCTCATCTGAATATACGGTTTCAGTTTCTTGTTCATCAAAGAATGCTTCACCTGCACCGGCTGAGAGAGCAATATCCGACAATACCTCGACAGCAAAAAGCTGAATAGTTTTCTTTTGTTCCTGTGACTGTAATAAGTCTTCAACGTATGTGTCAGCCTTTTGTTGATTCATAGGGTTCAGTTGAAGATAATGATTCATAATGTCATATTCAGACTCAAAATAAGTATCTGAGACCCCAAGGATAGAAGCAAGAGCTGAGAGATTTTTTTTGTTAGGTTTTGCTCGTCCAGATTCCCAACTGTTGTATGATGAGCGATTTATACGGATGATATCTGCTATTTCAGCTTGCGTCATTCCTTTTTCTATACGTTTCTGTTTTAGTCTTTTTCCTGAAAACATGATATAATACTCCTGTGTTGTTTTATAAAACAACATCATTGTATCAAAAAGAGATTTAGTTTTCAATAATTTTTATCAAAAAATATTTTATATGAGTTTCGTTTACTATGAGTTTAAAAGGAAGTGCATATAATATAATTCTGTAAAACTTAAGAAATAATGTATTTTTTGATATACTGAATATATTGAAAAAATGCATTAAGAAATTTCTTTTGTGATTTATATGGAACTACGACTCAAATTTGTAGAAAATTTATTAAAAAGGGAGATTGCTATGTCATTTAAAACCTTATTCCAAAATACATTTTATAATGAGCTTTTTACTCAGATTAATTCGTATGTTTATAACTCTAGAGAATCCTTAAACATATCCTCATATTCAATTGATGACATCAAGTTTACCAAACTAGATGACTTCTCTATAAAGAGTATCCATGCAAGCAATAAAAGTGGAGATTTTATTGTTTCGGATTTACTAGTAATTGGCTTTTTAAATATTGGAGGTCATGGCCGTTTTGGCTATGAAAAAGACAGTGCTGAAATCTGGCTTTCAGTAAAAGTGAAATATTTATTGGCTGATGGCCTGCATCAATTTTCTGTCTTAAAAATCAAGCCTTATGTTCCTTCAAGTGAGAAGGGCCCTACTCCATATTTTTCAAAAGAATTTGTGCCCTATGTTAGCGCTAAGAATATGGATAGTATTGCAGAAGACATTTTAGAACAATATTATCCATAGATGCTACAGGCTCCTATGGCACTGCCCATCTATGATTTTGCAGGGAATATTGGTGTTGAGGTTGAAGAAGCTACTCTTTCCTCAGATGGCTCTATTTTTGGTGAGATGGTTTTTAAAGATAGTCTTGTGACTTTCTTTGATGGAGATCAAGAAAAGAAACGTACTGTGAAGGCCGGAACTGCTCTCGTTGACCCTCAGGTAAAAGGACTTCGAAATCAGGGAAGCTTTAATAATACCATTATTCATGAATGTGTTCACTGGCTCTTGCATCGTACTCACAATGAATATAAGAGTTTATTTGGTTCGAAAGATACCAAAATTTCCAGCTATTTAAATCGCTCAGCTATCAAAGAAGATAAATGGAGTACTTATGACTGGATGGAGTGGCAGGCTAATGGCATTGCTGCGAGGATTTTGATGCCTAGAAAAACTACGAAAATGATGGTCCAAGAACTGTTTCTCAAATATTCATTAGTTTTTGATGAAGATGAACGGATCACTATGTTTGAACAGGTGATTGATGATTTAGCTCAATTCTTTCAAGTGTCTCGATGGGCTGTTAAGATTCGCATGATGCAGCTTGGTTATACCGAATTTGAAGGCATCTACAAGTATGTGGGGCATGAATACATCAAGAGCTATACCTGTGAAGCGGATGCGATTCAGAACAATCAAACATTTACCATCTCTTTTAACAACGCTTGTTTTTTGAACTTCAAGAATGAACGTTTTAGAGAGCTAATGGATTCGGGAAAATATGTTTATGTAGATTCTCATTTTTGCATAAACTCTGAGAAGTATGTTCGTATGGTAGAATATGGAGTTTATCAAATGACTGATTATGCCTACTCTCACATGGATGAATGCTGCCTGATTTTTGATATTCAATATGACAGTTGTGAAAAAATTAGCTCTAAGGATTTTAATGATTACATTTTGTATCGTGGTAACTACCCAGAATTAAAAATCGAACTAGACTTTTCGGAACATCTGATTGATGATAGTATTGTTCCGGAGTATGGTGGAGCAATTTATCAAGAAATTGCTAGAATCATTGCTTCTCTTCCAAGTCATTTCTGTGGTACGATGGTTGCACATCGAAAAAGGAAAAACTGTACTCGGGAACAGTTAGAGGAATATAGTGGTATTAGCATCTCAACTCTCCAGCGGATGGAAACACAGCACGAATATGTCAACAAATTAGAAAATATTGTTGCAGTTTGTATTGCCTTGAAGTTGTATCCAGATTTTAGTTTTGATTTGATTGATAAGAGTAATTGTCAATTTAATAATATGGTCCCTCACCATAGCGCATTTAAGATGATTCTACGTCAATGTTTTCATCTTTCTCTTGAAGAGGTAAATGATAAGTTAGAGTCAATGAAATTGAAAACAATTTAAAAAAATTATTTAGAACTACTCATTTTTTGGGTAGTTCTTTTTTTTGTTCTGACAGGCTTCGTTAATAATTTATTTTTTATAATCTAACATTTTTAGGTTAAACACTACTCATTTTTTGCTCTGTTGACTTTCGCCAAATGGTTTTATACTAGTCTTGTGAGTCGGAGATGGTCATCACCAGTAACTCCAAAAAAAATGATGAAGGACGGATTTTTCCGAATGAAAACAGTATTTATATGTTCACCCTACCGAGGGAATGTTGCAGAAAATGAAAAGAAGGCCATTGCCTATTCTAAGCAAGCTGCTAAGGCAGGTTATGTGGCCATCGCTCCGCATTTACTTTTGACGCAGTTCTTAAATGACCGAAATCCTGATGAACGAATCCAGGGCTTGACCATGGGGCAGGAGCTTTTGAAGCGATGTGATGAGATTTGGGTCTATGGTCCCAATATCTCTCAAGGTATGAAGTATGAGATTGAAACGGCGAAAGAGCTTGGGAAACCTTTCCGATTATTCCATGAGAATGGTCAGCTTATCAATCCTCATACCATGGAGATTGATGATAGGGTAGAACCCTTGTTTGCCATCCAATGCAGTGGCCACAAGGTTCGCTATGCAGGAGAAAAAATCCAAAAGCGACGACGGCTAAAGAATCGGTTTGGTCGAAGTTTCCAAGCATGTTCTTAGAATAAGGAAGGAAAAAGCTATGGCACAAATGAAAAAACTAGAAAAAGTTGTATCCAATTTGCGAATCCTGGCAGATAGTTTGGAAGAACTGTGTGGTGTAGTCGACTTAACGGATGAAGCACCTGTTAAAAAAACTGAAAAGGTTTCATCACCAACTGTCTTCATTGAAGATATCCGCAAAGTTCTGGCTGAAAAGTCTCGAGCTGGAAAAACAGAACAGGTGCGAGAACTCCTTCAAAAGTATGGAGCAAACAAGCTCTCTGCAGTAGAAGAGAAGCACTATTCTTCTCTCCTTGAAGATGCGAAAGGACTCTGATATGGCAGAAAAACAACACGCATTATTATCAGCATCTTCAAGCCATCGTTGGCTGACGGTGCCGCCTCTTGCTCGCTTGGAGGAGTTCTTTGAACACAAGACTAATCCTGCGGCAGAAGAGGGGACACTGGCCCATGCTCTAGCTGAGTATAAGCTGAAAAGTGCACTTCAGATAGAAGCAGAAGAACCGGAAGGTGAGCTGACTCTTGAGATGGAACAAGCTACGGAGGACTATGCCGCCTTCATATTAGATGAATTAGAACAACTGAAACAAGGAACGAGTGATCCAATTATTCTCATTGAGCAGAAAGTTGACTTTTCCCATTATGTTCCAGAAGGTTTTGGGACTGCTGACTGCGTCATTGTGGCAGACGACACCCTTCATGTCGTGGACTTTAAGTATGGCAAAGGGGTGCTAGTTGAAGCCGAGAACAATCCGCAGATGAAACTATATGCTCTGGGGGCCTTGGAACTCTATGATGCTCTCTATGATATTGAGGATGTCAAAATGACTATTTTTCAGCCACGAAAAGGTAATATCTCAACTGCCATTTTACAGCGAGAAGATTTGGTAGAGTGGGCTGAGACGGAGCTGAAACCAAAAGCTGAATTGGCCTTTAAAGGAGAAGGAGAAATCACCTACGGCCCTTGGTGTCAGTTCTCTCCTTGTAATGCCGTTCTTAGGGCACGGATGGAGTATCATAAAGAGCTTGAACGATTCCAGTTAGCTTCCCCTCATCTTTTGACGGATAGGGAAATCGAAGAAATTCTTCTTCATGTGGATGACCTAGTCAAATGGGCAACAGAGGTGAAAGACTTTGCGACCAAGGTGGCCATTAATTCTCATAAATCATGGAATGGGTTTAAACTGGTCGAAGGTCGCTCTATCCGTCAGTTTACCGACGAGGATGAGGTAGCCAAACTTGCGGAAGCAGAGGGGATCACCGATCTCTATAAACAAAGTCTAGTTTCTCTAACTGAACTGGAGAAACGAATGGGCAAGAAAGAATTTAACCGATTATTAGGTCACTTGGTCCGTAAACCTCAGGGCAAGTTAACTCTTGTTCCTGAAAGTGATAAACGAAAAGAATATATTCCAGCAGCAGCTGAATTTGGAGGAAACTAACATGTCAAAAGAAACAAAAGTGATTGTACTAGGTCGTCTATCCTATGCCAATGTATGGGAACCACAATCTATCAATGGTTCTGAACCGAAATATTCTGTATCGGTCATTATTCCAAAGAGCGATAAGGCCACGATTCAGAAAATCCAACAAGCCGTAGAGCAGGCAAAACAAGAAGCTGTTTCAAAGTTTGGAGGGAAGATTCCAGCCAATTTGAAACTTCCACTCCGAGATGGAGATATTGACCGGCCGGATGATGAAGCCTATGCCAATAGTTATTTCATTAACTGCAATTCCAAACAAAAGCCGCAGGTCGTAGACCAGCAGGTTCAACCAATCCTGGATCAGGCGGAAGTCTATTCAGGTTGTTATGGTCGGGTTTCTGTGACCTTTTATGGCTTTAATTCCAATGGCAATCGTGGGGTGGCAGCTGGCCTTGGAAACATTCAAAAACTGAAAGACGGAGAGCCACTAGGTGGCCGAGTTCGAGCAGAAGATGAATTCGGAACCGTTGATGATGACGACTTTCTAGCCTGAGGTGGGTCTCCACCTTTTTACCTATTGGAGGACGGATGAAAACTCTAAGCATTGATATTGAAACTTATTCAGATGTAGACTTAACAAAATGCGGTGTCTATCGCTATGTGGATAGCTCGGCATTTGAGATTTTGCTCTTTGCCTATAAGGAGGACGAAAACGAAACGCAGGTGGTAGACTTGGCTCAGGGTGAGCAGATTCCGGAGAAGATTTTATTAGCTCTATTAGATGATGCCATTATAAAAACAGCTTTCAATGCCAACTTTGAGAGGGTCTGTCTTTCCAAGTTTCTAGGAGAGCAACTCTCAGCTAAGTCCTGGTCCTGTACGGCAGTGCTTGCAGCAAGTTTAGGCCTACCATTATCCCTTGAAGGAGTAGGACGAGTTCTCAACTTAGAAGAACAAAAGATGAAAGAAGGAGCCAGACTGATTCGCTATTTCTGTCTGCCCTGTAAAGCAACAAAAGCAAATGGTATGCGCGAGCGAAACTTTCCTCATCATGCACCTGAGGACTGGGAACTGTTTAAAAGCTATTGCAAGCAAGATGTAGAGGTGGAACAAGCCATTCGAGTTCGTTTAAGAAATTATCCCTTGCTTGATAGTGAGCAGCTTCTCTATCAGCTGGATCAAGAAATCAATGACCGAGGCATAGAAGTAGACTTGCAGTTGGTTGAACAGGCCATTCTTTGTGACCTCTCTTATAAGGAGCAAGTGACGAAGCGTGCCTATGAGATAAGTGGCCTAGAAAATCCTAACTCTGTCTCTCAACTGAAAGGCTGGTTAGAAGAACAAGGAGTCTTCATGGACTCGCTGGGAAAGAAAGAGGTGACCAAGCATCTCAAAGAAGCAGATGGAGAAGTGCTTGAAATGTTAAAGCTGCGTCTCTTGATGTCCAAGACCTCCGTCAAGAAATACCAGGCTATCGAACGCTGTGCTTGCTCTGACGGTCGGGTACACGGTCTCCTGCAATTCTATGGGGCAAACCGTACTGGCCGCTGGGCTGGACGGTTAGTCCAGGTACAAAATCTCCCTCAGAACAAACTCAAGGATTTGTCCCTTGCCAGAACCCTTGTGAAAGAAGGGAGGTTTGAAACCTTGGATACTCTCTATGACAATGTCCCAGGTGTTCTTTCTGAACTTATTCGGACTACCTTTGTCCCCAAAGCAGGTCATCAGTTTATCGTTGCTGACTTTGCTGCGATTGAAGCTCGGGTGTTGGCTTGGCTGTCTGGAGAATCTTGGCGGTTAGATGTTTTTGAACAGGGCGGGGATATCTATTGCGCATCTGCGTCTTCTATGTTTGGAGTACCGGTTGAGAAACACGGTGTTAATAGTCACCTTCGCCAAAAAGGTAAGATTGCGGAGCTGGCTCTTGGCTATGGTGGTTCAGTTGGTGCTTTAACTGCTATGGGAGCACTGGATATGGGACTGGAAGAAGAGGAGTTGCAGCCGCTCGTCAATCAGTGGCGGTCAGCCAATCCACATATTGTCGCTTTTTGGTGGGAGATAGATAAGGCCGTAAAGCAGGTATACGAAACAAGAGAATCGAAGAAGATTAAGAATCTAGTCATTAGTTATCAATCGGGAATGCTCTTTATTACGTTGCCTTCAGGTCGTAAATTAGCCTATGTTAAACCTCGCATGGAAATGAATGCATTTGGCAAACCTGGTCTAACCTATGAAGGGATTGGAGAGAGTAAGAAATGGACTCGGCTTGAGACCTATGGACCAAAGTTAGTCGAAAATATTGTGCAGGGTATCGCCCGAGATTTATTGGCTTATGGCATGATGCAGCTCAAGCAAAAGGGATTAGCTATTGTTCTTCATGTGCATGATGAAGCGGTGGTAGAAGTGAGAGAAGAGAGTGTGGCAAAAGTCTGCCAGCTACTTGCCACAAAGCCAGACTGGGCCGAAAGTCTGCCTTTACGAGCCGACGGCTATGCCTGTGAATTTTATAAGAAAGATTAAGGAGGAAAGAATGGAACTTACCATTTCATTAGGAAACAAACGAACTGATAAGATTTGGACGCAAACCAGTTATAGCTTGGAGCAGTTTGAAGCCCGCATTTCAACCACTATCCGAACGGCTGAGACCGTTGCAGAGTATAAGAAACTAGCGAAATCAAAACAAGATAATATTAAAGATGTCGGCGGCTTTGTTTTAGGAAAGCTTGACAAAGGAAGACGAAAGAAAGATGCGGTGTTGTCTCGCTCGGCTCTGACTTTAGATATGGACTTTGCGACACCTGGCATTATGGATGAAGTCGAACTCTTCTTTTCTTTCTTTGCCTATTTCTATTCAACGCATAAACATACCAAAGAGCATCCAAGGCTACGTTTGATACTCCCCTTATCTCGGGAAGTAACGGCTGAGGAATACCAGGCTGTTGCCAGAAAAGTAGCTGAAGACATTGGTATGGAGTTGTTTGATGATACGACCTATGAACCGAGCCGTCTCATGTATTGGCCTTCAACTTCACAAGACGGAGAGTTTGTATTCAAAAAATTAGAGGGTGACTTCCTCAATCCAGATACGGTTCTAGCACGCTATCAAAACTGGAAAGATACGACTGAGTGGCCAGTATCCAGCCGGCAGAACAAACTGCTGGAGCGAGCCATTGCCAAACAAGCAGACCCACTTGGAAAATCTAGGTTGATTGGGGCTTTTAACCGAACCTACACCATTACAGAAGCAATTGAAAAATTTCTAGGAGATGTTTACAAGCCTTCCAGCATTCCAGGTCGTTTTGATTATATTCATGCCACAACCAGTGCTGGTGTTGTTCTTTATGATGACAAATTTGCTTATAGCCATCATGCGACCGACCCTTATGGTCACAGGCTTTTATCGGCTTTTGACCTGGTTCGCCTGCATCTCTTTGGTGATCAGGATGATGAGGAAAAGAAAGACTCAGCTAAGCAGCCGTCTTATAAGGCTATGCAGGACTTTGTCCTAAAAGATGATGCGACCAAAGAGACGCTCGCAAAAGAGCGCTTAGTAGATGCGACTTTGGAATTCGCTGATACGGAGAATTGGCAGGCGAGCTTAGAGCTGGATAAGACTGGCCGGGTTAAGGATACCTTATCCAACATTGCGACCATTCTCCATTTTGACCCCAACCTTCAAAATATTGTCTACAACGAATTCAAGAATGTCATTGATGTGATTGGTGAGCTCCCTTGGAGACGGTCACGCCTAGGCTGGAATGATTCGGACTTAGCTAATGCCAAACTCTACTTTGAGCGTGTCTATGGTATTTGGTCACCAACCAAGTTCAAGGATGCTCTTTTAGCTGTGGTGACTTCTTACCGGCTCTACCATCCTATTAAGGAATACCTAGAACCTTTGATCTGGGATGGGGTTGAGCGGATTGATTCGCTTCTTATCGTTTACCTTGGGGCAAAGGACACAGCTTATACACGAGCTGTTATGAGAAAAACTATGGTGGCTGCGATAGCAAGAATTTATGAACCAGGTATTAAATTTGATTCTATATTGGTATTAAATGGACCGCAAGGAATAGGGAAATCAACCTTTTTTCTTAAGTTAGGTAAAGAGTGGTTCTCGGATTCTCTGGCGATTTCAGACATGCGGGATAAGACTGCGGCAGAAAAGCTGCAAGGCTATTGGATTCTTGAGATTTCCGAGATGACTGGAATCCGAAAAACGGATGTGGAGACTGTCAAATCCTTCATATCTCGCCAGGATGATAAATTCCGTCAGGCTTATGGTGTGAATGTCGAAAGTCACCCACGCGCTTGTATTATTGTGGGTTCAACCAATTCAGAAGGTGGCTTCTTACGAGATGTGACTGGGAACCGTCGTTTTTGGCCAGTTCGTGTGTCAGACAGCAGTCAGTTGAAGCCTTGGGAGATAGTCGATGTGGATCAGCTGTGGGCGGAAGCTAAGGTCTATTATGAAGCAGGTGAAGACCTGTTTCTAAAAGGAAAAGCTGAAAATGAAGCGAATAAAGAGCGACAGGAAGCGATGGAATCGGATGACCGAGAAGGCATTGTGGCTGAGTATCTGGATACTTTATTGCCAGATAATTGGTCCAAGATGGACTTATATGAGCGGCGGACTTTCTTGGCTGGGAGCGACTTTGGCAGTCAGACTTTGAAGGGAACTGAGCAACGTGAGCGGGTCTGCATTATGGAAATTTGGTGTGAGTGCTTTGGAAAGGAACGGCAGAATATTAAAAAGGCTGATTCCTATGAAATTGAAGGGATTCTAAATAAGATCGGTGGCTGGAATAAGTACACTGGAAACACGACTGGTAAGATGAAATTTTCTCTGTATGGCACTCAACGAGCTTTTGTCCGGGTGGCGTAAGGCAACTTGAGAACCGTTAGCTGGTTTCCGCAGGTTTTCGATATTACCTTTTAGCAACCGAATGGGAAACCTCTCAAAGCCGTTGCCAATAGTGGTTTCTCTAGTACGAGTTTCCTTAGTTGCCTATTTTCTCTAAGAGAGTAGTGTTACTACTAGTAAAATAGGGGTAATGGGCACCCGTACGCGCGTAAGGAGTTTGAACCCTTTTGGCAACCTCTATCGGAAACCCTGGGAGGAGAAGAAATGCGAGAACGAGAAATTGAAGAAAAACTGAGACTAGAAAGTAAAAAGCGGGGTGGTCTTGCCATGAAGTTTGTCTCTCCTGCCTTGGTAGGGGTGCCTGATCGAATCGTGATTTTACCTCAAGGCAGGCTTGGTTTTGTGGAGTTAAAAGCTCCAGGAAAAAAGCCTAGAAAGATGCAGGTCAGGCGCATGGAGCAGTTAAAAAAGCTAGGTTTTCTAGTTTATGTGTTGGACGATAAAGGAAAGATTGGAGAAATACTAGATGACATACAAGGCACATCCTTATCAAGAGGTGGCGACTCGATTCATTGAGGAGCATGAGACAGCTTGTTTGATTCTTGATATGGGATTGGGAAAGACCGTGATTACCTTAACGGCATTGTGGAATTTGATATTGGATTCATTTGAGGTCAGAAAAGTCTTGGTCATTGCCCCGCTTCGAGTAGCCAGTCATACTTGGAAGAGTGAGCTGGATAAGTGGGAACATTTAAAGGGGCTAAATATTTCCATTGCCATTGGCAGTGAATCAGAACGGAGAGCAGCTTTATCACGTGCAGCCTTTATCTATACCATCAACCGAGAAAATGTTGTCTGGTTGATTCAGAATCAACTCTTTGATTTTGATATGGTGGTGATTGATGAACTCTCTAGCTTTAAGTCTTATCATGCTAAACGCTTCAAGGCTCTTAGGAAAGTTCGATTTGGAATCAAGCGCATGGTTGGGCTGACGGGAACTCCTGGAAATATCATGGATCTGTTTTCTGAGATTGGTATTTTAGATGGCGGAGAGCGTTTAGGGCGCTTTATCACAGGATTTCGCAATCAGTATTTTGACCCCGACAAACGAAACGGTCAGGTTATCTTTTCTTATAAACCAAAGGATGGCGCAGAAGAAGCCATCTATGACAAGATAGCGGATATGACGATTTCTATGAAGGCAGTCGATTACCTTAATATGCCAGAACGAGTGGACAATGTAGTTCTAGTTGAGATGTCGGAGCAAGAGCTGGCGGTTTATAAGGAGTTCAAAGCAGAAATGGTTGTTTCACTTAAAGGACAGGTGCTGGATGCCGTAAACAGTGCTAGCCTTTCGAATAAATTACTGCAGATGGCCAATGGCATGATTTATGATGAGAATCGGGATACTGTACTCTTGCATGATCAGAAGTTAGTGGCCCTGGAAGAAATGGTTGAGAGTATGAATGGCCTGCCCTTGTTAGTTGCCTATTGGTTTCAGCACGACTTGAAACGCATCAAGGAACGCTTTCCAGAAGCTAGAGTGATTCAAAGCAATCAGGATATTGATGATTGGAACAAGGGAAAGATTCCCCTTGGTTTGATTCATCCGGCAAGTAGCGGTCATGGGCTTAATCTTCAAGCCGGTGGCCATACCATTTGTTGGTTTGGCCTAACTTGGTCTTTGGAGTTGTATCAGCAACTTAATGCCAGGCTCTGGCGTCAAGGGCAGAAAGAAACGGTTATCGTTCACCACATCATTACAAAGAGCACGATGGACGAGCAAGTCATAAAACGATTGAAAGAAAAGGACATCTCTCAGCAATCCCTGATTGATGCCGTCAAATATGAATTGAGAGAGGAGGAAGCGGATGGATAAAATAGAGAGCCTTTTCTATAATTACAAGAACATGGAAAAGGAGATGAAGCTCTTACGTAGCCAGTTGGACCAGTTTGTCGGCATCTCAGAAAATGAGATGCTGGACACCATGGTCTATGGTCGGTCTGATGAACCAAGGGTGCAGACCAGTAAGAATCCTTATCGCAGTGAGATCATTGCTTTATCCTACAAGGAAGAAACAGAGAAAGCCAATCGAGAGCTTTATCAATATTTGTCAAAGCGCTACTGTCGTTTAGTTCAGGAATTGCATTTTTTTGAAGTAGCTGTCAGTCAGCTTCCAGATGATTTGGCGGAATTTGTGACGGATTTAGTCATTGTGTCAGAAAGCTGGGACAATCTCATGGTCAAGTACCATATCAGCCGCAGCACCATTAGCAGGTGGAAGCAGAAAGCCATTAAGGAACTGCGATTGATTTATGCCATTAGAAACCAGCAGTTAGAAGATTTTTTACTTAGCTAGAGGAGAACCATATGTGCAAACGAGGAGATATTTATTACGTAGATTTTGGAAATCAGAAAAACAGTCATATTCAGCAAGGGATTCGACCGGCCATCGTCGTCAGCAATAATAAAGCTAACGACCATTCTCATTTGGTTACGGTTGTTCCTCTAACCAAGCAGGTTCACAAGAAAAAGCACCTGCCTACTCACGTCTACCTCCCTAAGAAAGTTTTCAAAGAACTCAAGTGGTCCAGCTTGGTTTTGGCAGAACAGGTTCTTACGGTGGATAAATTTCAGTTAAAAAATAAGGTCATGGCCATTCGAGAAGAAGCCTGGCTGGTACGGATTGACCGGGCTCTACGGGTCCAGATAGGAGTTTAAAAAACTTTGAATAATCTTCGCTAATGACTTGATAAATAAAGAGTAGTACGGTAACATACACATACAAAAAAGAAAAGGGGTAAAAGCCATGAAAGAACAACTCGAGCAAATAGCTAAACAATACCTCAATGTTCCAACCCTGGAAAGACGAAAAACGGACAGCCTGGACTTTCATGAAGTTTCAGTTTGGTCCTTAAAAGCAGCACTTGAAGCAGCCTACCAAGCAGGACTAGAGAATAAATAACCTTTTTAAAAAAAGTCTGAGATGCAAGAGATGGTCATTTCAGGCATTTTTTTGTACATTTGAGAGGATAGCAACCTCTGATCCTTTATTTTGAGATATACTAGAAATATCAATAGAAAGAGGGCCAACACTTGAAAATTTTAGAAATTGAAGTTCTATCTACCGTATTTGTTTCTGGAGTTTATATTTACCATATCGAGGTTGAATTCTTGACTCTTTATAATCAGGCAACCCACAGTATGCAGGTTATGCCAGTCACAAAAGAAACCATTTCAGATATGGCAGCATACGTGATGGAGAACTATTATAGGCGTATGGTTCGTTGTTCGTTGGAAAAGGTTGTAGCTTAAAAAAGTTTACATCATGTAATCTGCTTGTGATAAATTAAGTAGCCAATCTGGCTAACCCCTAAGAAATTGGTCTAAAAGCTCTGGTATTTTCGAGTAAATTTGAGTTAACTACTTGTAAAATTATTTGCATTATTATATAATAAAGGTGTAGATGAGTAGTCGGCTCATGGTCAATCTGATATTAATCTTGGACATAAGGGCCAGGCGGTGGCGGACACCAGAACTAAATCCGATATTAATCTTGGACGTAAGGGCCAGGCGGTGGCAGACACCAGAATAAACCGACTGACTGAGTGGCTTACAGATTCTGTAAGTCACTTTTTTTGTGTGAGGAGAGTATGCCAAAACAAGAAGAGTATAAGAGACCGAATGATGGTGAAAGAATTAAGCTTCAGCGCTTTTTAACGCAGTTACATCTTGCGGCGGTTTTTTTCAAGAAAAATTTTGTTGGGAAAGTAATGTATTACCATACAGAATCTAATGTAGTTGAGGTTTATTTTTCTCCAACTAACTTCATGCATTTATGTGGGATACGATATCAAAAAGGTCCAGGTAGTTTCTTTGATGATTGTTTAGCTAATCATATCAGCATTGACCAGGTGAGTATAAAGAAAGACGGAACAACAATGCAAAAGCTACAAGTATTAGGAGCTGTTCAAGAATTGGTTGGAACATTTGTTTGTTTGACTGGCTCCGGTAAATATTTGCGTTTAGAGTTTGACTATTCTTTAAGAACAAGAAAGCAAATCCTGGCACTGACACTCAAGGATACACAATCCAAAATAGTTCCACAGTCACTACTAAATTTAAAATCAAAGGAAGTATTTCCAAAGGGTGACCCTGTAACCTGCATATATTCTAAAAGTTTATTAGGGGAAGAATTAAAGCAACATTTCTTAAAAGATGGGTTAGATTGGGATGACTATTTAAAAGGTTAAATTTTTGAGGTTCTATCTTTTTCGAGATAGAACTTTTTTTATTTATCAAGTAAAAACTGTAAAAATCGAAAAGACGGAACTACCCCGGTACTAGGGTGAAACTAGTGCGGTACTAAAGCGGAACTACCCCGGAACTAATACGGTACTAAGTCGGTACTGCTTTGCACGAAATATTGTGATATGATTAAGATGTGAAAGAATATAGAGAGGGGTGAAGGCCATGCCAAGACGACCCGCTCTGCCTTGCAAGCATCCAAACTGTTCAAAGCTAGTGCCTTACGGCTCCAAGTATTGCGAGAAACACAGTCACCTTCATTCACTGGAAGTAAAGTCCACGAAGGCAAAAGGGTATGACTCACGTTGGAACAAAGCCAGGCTTCGTTTCTTGAAGCTTCATCCATTTTGCGTTCGGTGCCTGAAGCGGAATCGTTACAGGCAGGCGACGGTGGTGGACCATATCGTTCCTCACAGAGGGAATCAACAATTATTCTGGGATGAGGGCAACTGGCAACCTCTTTGCAAATCCTGTCATGACCGTAAAACCATGACTGAAGACCATACTCCAATTTATGGCTATGATTTTTGGTGAGGGGGAGGGGGGATAAAATCTCTGTGATCCAGCTCTCAAAAGACCGTGGCCCCCTCAAACGTGCATTTTCGCAAAATGTAAAAGGGGTATATTTTTTGAAGAAATAAATAACTGAAAAACAAGCTGTAACAGGAAGTTATGGCTTGTTTTTCTTTCGTTTTATGATTTAAAAGGTTAGAGATTTCAGTAAAGAAAAGAGGCAGAAATGGACGATTTTCAGAGAAAACAGATTAGAAAATTACGTTCTGAAGGCTTGGGATACCAATCGATTGGAAAGATAGTCGGTTTGTCTAGGGATTCTGTTCGCAATTACTGCAAACGAAATCCGGAACTATTGGGCTATCGAAATGCCGTCACAAAGATGATGAAAGACCAAGCCAGTGGTCTTCCTTGTTGCCTTCACTGTAAAGAAACCTTTATCCCCAAAGGAACTGGTCGACCTAAGAAGTTTTGTTCAGATGCTTGTCGGAGATACTGGTGGCAGGACCATCCAGAATTACACCAGAAACAAAATACAGCTTACTATGAATTGGCTTGCCAACATTGCGGTAAGTCTTTTTTATCATACGGCAATGCGAAGCGGAAATTTTGTAGCCATGCCTGCTATATTCAATCTCGTTTTTACTAAGGAGGTAGTATGAAAGTCACACAAGATATGACATGGGTCTCTTTATCCATTGACTCTTTAAAACCAGCGGCTTATAACCCACGAAAGAAACTCAAGAAGGGTGATAAGGAATACGAAAAAATCAAGAAATCCATTGTGGAGTTTGGTTATGTTGACCCGATTATTGTTAATTTCGATGGCACTGTAATTGGAGGCCACCAACGACTGACTGTCTTATCTGACTTGGGCTATAAAGAAGTTCAATGTGTTCAGGTTCAGATTAAAGATGAGAATAAGGTCAAGGCCTTGAATGTCGCTTTAAATAAAATCACAGGCGCGTGGAATGAAGAACTTCTCGCAGACCTGATGGTGGACTTGCAGGATGCGGATTTTAATTTAGACCTAACTGGATTTGAAGCTCCAGAAATAGATCAGCTCTTTTCCAAGGTTCACAACAAGGAAGTGAAAGAAGATGATTTTGATGTAGATGAGGAGCTGATAAAACCGACTATCTCGAAACAAGGGGATATCTGGCATCTTGGGAAACACCGGGTGATTTGTGGAGATTCTACAAATCCAGAAACCTATCAGCTTCTTTTGGAAGATAAAAAAGCCAATCTCGTTGTGACTGACCCACCTTACAATGTTAATGTAGAAGAAACAGCGGGAAAAATCAAAAATGATGATATGTCTGATGCAGATTTTTATCAGTTCCTTTTTAACATGTTTGTCAATGTAGAACAGTCCATGGAGGATGATGCTTCTATCTATGTTTTCCATGCGGATACAGAAGGACTGAATTTCAGAAGGGCCTTTAAGGATGCTGGCTTTTATCTGAGCGGTTGTTGCGTTTGGAAAAAGAATGCTCTGGTATTAGGTAGAAGCCCTTACCAGTGGCAACATGAGCCAGTTCTTTATGGTTGGAAACAAAAAGGGAAGCACCAATGGTTTTCTGACAGAAAGCAGACGACCATTTGGGAATATAACCGTCCAAAATCCAGTAAGGAGCATCCAACTATGAAACCTGTTCAGCTCATGGCTTATCCGATTCAAAATTCTTCTATGCGAGGGACTCTTGTTCTAGACCCATTTTTAGGCAGTGGCTCTACCCTGATTGCGGCTGATCAGACAGGTCGAATTTGTTATGGCATTGAACTGGATGAGAAGTTTGTGGATGTTATTGTCAAACGCTACATGGAAGCAAGAGAAAACACGGATGTGAAACTAATCCGTGAAGGCAGGACCTTATCTTTTGAAGAAGCAGTCAGTGAGTATGAGAAAGAAAAAAGCGAAATATAAAAAAGTGACGGAAGCAGAAGCACGCCAACACCTCAAGGAACTGTCTGAAATAATGGTCGATTTACCACTAAATTCTCCTGAGGTAGAGGAATTGAGGAACGCTATAGAGCGTGCTCGTAAGACTAGACAATTTGGTTATCTAGAGCTGGAGTATTTGTACAAAGTAATGACGGAACTGCTTGAAGAATTCAAACCAAAATCTCAAGAATAAATTGAATAATAACCTCTTATAACTGGATAAATATGCAGACTAGATGTATTATACCATTGACCAAATTGAATCTCAAAGGAGAAACATATGATACTTTATTCAAATGCAGAAGCTAATCTAATGTTGGAACAAGCTCGCAATCGTTTAGCCCTCTTATCCAAAAGATTTATAACCTTGGCTCAAGAACGAGAGTTGGACAGTGTAGAACAGGAAGATGCTACTCAGGTTCATAACTTACTAACCTTCATTCAAGAAGCCGATATGAGTGGAAAAATGGCTGATATGGAATTGCAGCTGATTGTCGAAGATACCAACCGTATCTGGGAAGAAGTGTCTTTCACTTAGAGGAAGGTGAGGGTAACAAACATGAATGCGAAGATTGTAGAATTATTAAAAAAGCGGTATCCTACTGGAACAAGGGTGCGGCTCTTAAAAATGGAGGATCCGAATCCAGTGCCAATTGGTATGTTGGGAACGGTGGAAGATGTAGATGATATTGGTTCCTTGGTTGTTCAATGGGACAATGGCCGACAACTCCATGTGTTACATGGTATTGATGAAGTAGAGAAAATCGATTCATAAGAAATTAAGCCTTCGGGCTTTTTTCTTGTGGGCTGAAGGAGGTGAGGGCATGGCACAAAAGGGCAGAAAGCCCAAACCAATTAGTTTAAAAATCTTAGAAGGGAATCCTGGCAAGCGTCCACTTCCAAAGAATGAAATTCAGCCTAAGAAGAAAGCTCCTAGATGCCCTTCCTGGCTTGAAGAAGATGCCAAGAAAGAATGGAAGCGTATGAGCAAAATCCTAGAAGGATTGGGACTTTTAACCGATATGGATATGACAGCTTTTGCGGGTTACTGCCAAGCTTATGCACGCTGGAAGGAAGCAGAAGAGTTTCTTTCAAAACATGGTTCTATTATTAAAACTCCCAATGGCTATCTCCAACAAGTGCCACAAGTTTCTATTTCTCAGACCAATCTTAAAATCATGCTCAAATTCTGTGAACAGTTTGGCTTAACTCCATCTGCCAGAACACGGCTGACTTCAATGGATACAGAAGTGGGGTCAGGTGATGAAATGGAAGATTTACTAGGAGGGCGCTTATGACGTATCACTATATCCCTTCTCCCTTCATGCTTCCAACTTCCCATTATGACAAGAAAAAGGCAGACCGAGCAGTAACCTTCATTCAGAATCTCTGCCACACCAAAGGGCGCTGGGCGGGACAGAAATTCTTATTATTACCCTGGCAGGAACAAATTGTACGTGACCTTTTTGGTATCGTAAAGGAAGATGGGAATCGACAGTTCCTGACGGCCTATGTAGAGATTCCCAAAAAGAATGGGAAGTCTGAACTGGCTGCTGCGATTGCTCTTTATCTCTTATACGCAGACGGGGAAGCCAGTGCAGAAGTGTATGGGGCGGCTTGCGACCGAAATCAAGCTTCTATCGTATTTGATGTGGCTAAGCAGATGGTTTTGATGAGTAAAGCTTTGGAGAAACGATCCAAAGTCATGGGTGCCACTAAACGTATCATCAATTATTCCAATGCTGGTTTCTATCAAGTGTTATCGGCTGAAACTGGGACCAAGCATGGACTCAATGTATCAGGTTTAGTCTTTGATGAAATTCATGCCCAGCCCAATCGCCATTTATACGATGTCTTAACCAAAGGGAGTGGTGATGCCAGGGAGCAGCCGCTCTTTTTTATTATCACGACAGCAGGAAACGATAAGAACTCTATTTGTTATGAATTGCATACCAAGGCCTTAGATATACTAAAGGGGCGAAAAAAAGATAGTACCTTTTATCCAGTTGTCTATGGTCTTTCAGAAGAAGATGATTGGAACGATGAAGAGAACTGGCTAAAGGCTAATCCCTCTCTTGGTCATACGATTGGGATTGACCGGGTTCGGGAAGCTTATCTGAATGCCTTAGATAACCCAGCAGAAGAAAATGTATTCAAGCAGCTACGACTCAATATCTGGACCAATTCAGCTGTGACTTGGATTCCGGAACATATCTACGATAAAGGAAGACAGCCGATTGATGTGGAGAATCTAAAAGGCAGAGATTGTTATGCTGGTCTGGATTTATCTTCCACTTCAGATATTACAGCCTTTGTCCTAATCTTCCCACCAAGAAATGAAGCAGAGAACTATCAAGTTCTTCCATATTTTTGGTTGCCTGAAGAAACCCTGGTTCTTAGATCTAGACGAGACCATGTGCTGTATGATGTCTGGGAAAAGCAAGGCTTTCTTCTTACCACAGAAGGGAATGTCGTTCATTACGGTTTTATTGAACGGTTCATTGAAGAACTGTCCACTATCTACCATATCAAAGAAATTGCCTATGACCGCTGGAATGCGACACAGATGGTTCAGAACTTAGAAGGCATGGGCTTTACAATGGTTCCATTTGGTCAGGGCTATAAGGATATGAGTCCACCTTCCAAAGAGTACTATAAACTCATGATGGAAGGTAAAATCCAGCATGGGGGTCATCCGGTTTTGAAATGGATGGCTCAAAACGTAGTCATGAGACAGGACCCAGCCGGAAATATTAAGCCTGATAAAGAAAAATCTGTCGAAAAGATTGACGGGATTGTCGCAACCATTATGGCTTTAGACAGGTGCATTCGACATCAAAAGAATGACGGTAGTATTTATGATGAGCGAGGAATCTTATCCTTTTAAATTTATTAGATTTTCCACAATTGAAAGAGTGATTGTAAAGCATCTCAAGAGAGGTGCTTTTTTTCATGCCTAGAAAAGGAGATGACTATGGGAATATTGGAACGATTAGGACTAAAACGACAGAGGGGAGAGCCCAAAAATAAGTATGAAGGAAATGACTTTTCGCTACTCTTTGGTCGAACCACGAGTGGGAAAACGGTCAATGAACGGACGGCATTACAAACGACAGCGGTCTATGCCTGCGTAAGGATTCTGTCAGAGACCATTGCATCTTTACCTCTTCATGTTTATCGATACACCGAAGGAGGGAAAACGAAGGATACAGAACATGCCCTTTACACGCTTTTGCATGATGAGCCAAACCCTGATATGACTTCTTTTGTCTTTCGAGAAACCTTGATGAGCCATCTCTTGATCTGGGGGAATGCCTATTCTCAGATTCTTCGTGACCGTTCAGGTCAGGTGATTGGGCTGTATCCTTTGCTACCGGATCAGATGAGCGTTCATCGAAGTGAGAAGGGGAAGCTCTATTATGTTTACAATCGTTATGAGGAAGACAATCCTAATTTTCAGGAAAAAGGAAGCATTGTTTTATCACAAGAAGAGGTACTTCATATTCCAGGCTTAGGGTTTGATGGTCTGATTGGTTATTCTCCGATTGCTCTGGCGAAGAATGCGGTGGGGATGATGCTTGCTTGTGAAGAATATGGCGCTAGTTTCTTTAGCAACGGTGCTAACCCCGGTGGAGTTCTCGAACACCCGGGTATCTTAAAAGACCCTGGAAAGGTGCGAGATTCCTGGAATGCAGTCTATCAGGGGACACGAAATGCTCATAAGGTAGCTGTCCTGGAAGAAGGGATGAGCTATAAGCAAATTGGGATACCGCCTGAAGAAGCACAGTTCTTGGAAACCCGCAAGTTTCAAATCAATGAGATTGCACGTCTCTTTCGGATTCCACCGCATATGGTAGGAGATTTAGAGAAGTCCAGTTTTTCTAATATTGAACAGCAATCCCTTGAGTTTGTTAAGTATACCTTGGACCCCTGGGTGGTTCGGTTTGAACAGGCTCTTAAGAAAAGTTTGCTGCTGCCGGAAGAGAAGAAGACCCATTTCATCAAATTTAATGTGGACGGCTTGCTTCGTGGGGATTACCAAAGTCGGATGAATGGCTATGCGATTGGCCGACAAAACGGTTGGCTATCAACCAATGACATCAGGAAGTTAGAAGAACTTAACCCTATACCGCCAGAAGAAGGTGGTGACCTTTATCTCATTAATGGAAATATGACCAAGTTAAAGGATGCAGGAGGATTTATGAAAACAAATCAAGAAGGAGAGAGTCATGAATAAATTTTGGAATTTCAGCGAGGATGAAATGGGGCGCGTACTGCATCTAAATGGCACAATCGCCAGTGAATCCTGGGTGGATGATGATGTGACTCCACAAATCTTTAAGAATGAACTCATGAGTGGCAGTGGTCCATTGACCTTATGGATTAATTCACCGGGTGGAGATGTCTTTGCGGCAGCCCAAATCTACAACATGTTAATGGACTACAAAGATGACGTGACCGTCAATATTGATGGCATTGCAGCTTCTGCAGCCAGTGTCATTGCTATGGCGGGAACCACCGTCAATATGAGTCCAGTTGCTATGATGATGATTCACAATCCGATGACGGTCGCAATTGGCGATTCTAAAGAAATGGAGAAGGCCATTGCTATGTTATCGGAAGTCAAAGAGTCCATTCTCAATGCCTATGAAATTAAGACTAGTTTATCTCGGGTACAGCTATCCCACTTGATGGATGCTGAGTCTTGGTTTAATGCTAAGAAGGCTCTTGAACTTGGGTTTGCGGATTCTATTTTGTATGAGCCTGCACCTCATGAAGATGGGACGGTTCAAAGTATGATGTTTAGTCGAGCAGCGGTGACCAACCAGCTGCTTTTAAAATTGGCTGATAAAAAACCTCAGCCCAAAACACCAGTTTCTCAGTTAGAGAAACGGTTGTCACTCTTGAAATAAGAAAGGAATAACCATGAGTAAAATTTTACAATTGCGAGAAAAACGAGCGCAGGTATGGGAGAAAGCAAAAAGCTTTCTGGATACCTGTCGGGATGATAAGGGGCTGGTTTCTGTAGAAGATACGGCCCGTTATGAAGAAATGGAAGATGAGGTTGTTCGCCTTGGTAAAGAGATTGAACGCTTGGAGCGGCAGGAAGCACTGGACAAGGAATTAGCCAGTCCGGTTAGTCAAGCCATTGTCGCCAATCCAACTGTAGGCGGAGGAAATCCAAAAGGCGGACGTTCCTCTAAAGCCTATAACACAGCTTTTTGGAACAATATCCGCAAGAAAAACTTCTATGATATCGAAAATACCCTCAGTATCGGAGACGACTCACGTGGCGGTTACTTGGTTCCAGATGAATATGAGAAACGCCTGATTCAGGCTCTTCAAGAAGAAAACTTCATGCGGAGTCTTGCAACGGTCATTCAGACTTCAAGCGGGGAGCGGAAGATTCCAGTTGTGTCAGGGAACGGTGAAGCCACTTGGATGGATGAGAACTCTAAGTTCAAGGAATCAGAAGATACCTTTAGTCAAGTAACGCTTGGTTCTCATAAGGTTGGAACAGCCATTAAGATTTCTGATGAGCTGCTCTATGATTCCGTCTTTGATTTGGAAAGCTATATGGCTAATGAATTTGCTCGTCGTATTGGTGTGAAGGAAGAAGAAGCTTTTCTGATTGGTGATGGAACAGGTAAGCCAACTGGAATTTTTCAAACGGTCACTGAAGGGGCGACTAGTGGTGGTGCGACGATTACCTTTGACGATGTCATGGATTTGTATCACTCGCTTAAATCACCTTATCGGAAAAATGCAGTATGGATTTTGAACGATTCGACTGTCAAAGCCTTACGGAAACTCAAGGACAATAATGGCAACTATATCTGGCAGCCATCTGTTCAAGCTGGTGTACCAGATATGATTCTGAATCGTCCTTATTTCACCTCTAGCTTTGTGCCAACCATTGATACAGGTAAAAAAGTTTTGGCTTTCGGTGACTTTTCTTACTACTGGATTGCGGACCGTCAAGGACGTTCCTTTAAGCGCCTGAATGAACTCTATGCAGAAAGCGGTCAAGTTGGCTTTCTTGCTAGTCAGCGCGTGGATGGTAAGTTGATTCTGAATGAAGCGGTTAAAGTCTTGACCATGAAATGAGGCTTCTCATGAAGATTAGTTTGGAGGAAGCAAAGAACTATCTGAGAGTCGAACACTCAGAGGATGACCACTTGATTCAAGTCATGATTTCTGCCAGTGAAGAGTTGTGTTCTAGTATCCTACGCAAGAATCTGGAGGAAGTGACGGAGGAGAAAGAAGTTGACTTCCTTCAGACGATTGTTTTGTTTGGGACAGCTTATCTTTACGAGCACCGAGAAGAAGGAGGGCAGGAGAGTTTGGTAGAACTCCTCAAGGCTCTTCTTTCTGCTCACAGAAGGGATGTGTTCTGATGAAGATAGCTCCATTAAGCAAACGGGTTTTCTTTGAAAAACGAGTCATTGTGCAAGATGCTATTGGCAATGAAAACAGTCAGTGGCAACCATTGTTTTCTAGGTGGTGTTCCTGCAAGGTACTTCTTGAAACGGAAGGCACTGCAACAGTAATGGTCAAGAATATTCATCAGTTACGCTTTACGCTGCGCTATGACCCGGTTATTCAAGAGTTGGATAGTAAAACCACTCGTCTTCGCTTTGAGAATAAGGTTTATAATATCAAGGCCATTGATTCGTTGACTTATCCTCAGAAGATAATCCTGATAGATGCGACAGAGGAGGTACAATATGCCAACAATTGACCCGTCTGACCTAGCTCGGGTTGTTCAAAAGGAGTTAGAAGATTATGTTGAAAGGTCTACTGAAACAGTGAAAGCAGTGGTGGAAGACAGTACGCAGGAAGCTGTCAATGAGTTAAAGCACGGTTCTCCCAAAAAGAGGGGAAAATATGCTCGAGGATGGACCTCTACCGCGACTAAAGAAACGAATCTAGCTTTGACAAAAACGATTTATAATCGAACACCAGGACTGACACACCTCCTTGAAAATGGTCATGCTAAACGAGGCGGTGGCAGGGTTGAAGGAATTCGGCATATTGCTCCTGTTGAAGAAAAGATGATTCGCCAATTTGAAGAGCGCTTGAAGGAGAAGTTATGAAAAAAGATGAGTGGTTTTCATTTTTGAACAGTCTAGGTTTACCCTGTGCCTATCATCATTTTGAGGAGGGGCATAGTCCAGCTCCTCCCTTTGTGGTGTATTGGTTTCCTGCTTCTCAGAATTATGGCGCAGATAATCTGGCTTATCACAAAGGAAGTCAAGTCAGACTGGAGCTTTATACCGAGAAAAAAGACCTTGAATTAGAAGAGAAAATAGAAGCGGCACTTGATATTCATTCTCTCTTTTTTGACAAGGAAGAAACCTATCTGGATACAGAAAAGCTGTATCAGGTTATTTATCATTTAAGTCAATAGAAAGGAAAAATCCGATGGAGAAAAATAAAGTCACCTTTGGTTTGCAGGATGTCCATTGGGCAGAAGTGACCAAAGAAGGAGATGATGGGTCGCTGACCTACGGAACAGTGGAGCGACTTAGGGGTGTCGCAGAGCTGACCTTGGAGCCACAAGGGGATTCTGGTTCATATAAAGCAGACAACATCAATTTTTATACGACAGAATCTAATGATGGCTATGAAGGAACTCTGAAACTGGCTCTTTTGACACAGGAATTTTTGACCCGAGTGTTGGGAGAAACGATTGATGCCCAGAGTAAAGTCATCTCAGAAATCGCAAGCAGTGAGAAGAAAAACTTTGCCTTGATGTTCCGATTTGAAGGGGATAAGAAAGAAACGCTCCATGTGCTCTATTATTGTTATGCAAGCCGGCCAACAGTAGCTTCTAAAACAAAGAGCGGTTCAGACATCAATGAAGTGGAATTGAAATTCAAAGCCAGTCCTCGGCCGCTTGATAAGCTAGTCCGTCGCAGGACCACAGAGGATACCCCAGAAGATGTCAAAAAGACTTGGTTCACAAAAGTCTATGAACCAACTGTGAAACCAGGAGGTTAATCATGAGGAAAACGATTCAGTTATCAGGTAAGAACATTGAGCTAGCTACTAATGCTTACACACCGATTGCCTATAAAAAAGAATTTGGGAAAGATTATTTTCAGGATCTGTTTCAAATGTTGCAGGCAGAGTCAATTCTAAAAAAAGCTAAACAGCTAGAAGAAGGCAAAGCTTTATCTGCATCTGATGTGGATATGAGCATGTTAGCGGATTTTGATATGACGTTTTTCCACCGGCTCTTTTGGGTTTTTGCCAAATCGGCTAACCCATCTATTGAACCTTTTGAAGAGTTCTTTATGAGCTTAGAAGAATTTCCGCTTCAAACAGTAGGACCGGTTCTGATGGAATTGTTAAATCAAGGGATGACAACCAGAAAAAAGTCGATGTGTCGGAAGAAGCGAGCAGCGAAACCTTCACGGTAGAATCCTATCTTCACTGTTGTAAAGAGACAGGACTATCCATGTCAGATTTAAAAGAGATAACGATTGGCATGGCGCTGGACTATCAGACAGACTATGTGGAAGTGCGTACCAAAGAAGCAGATAGAACTCGCAAGGCTACGCAGGTAGATTTTGATAATTTTTGATGTGGCGGTAAGGAGGTGACGGTATGGCTGGAACGATTAAAGGAATCACAATTGAAATTGGAGGCGATACCCAGCCCTTACAAAAAGCTCTAAAAGGGGTGAACCACGAAGCCTTAGAAGCAAGCCGAGAACTGAAACAAATTGATAAGGCACTAAAATTTGACACAGGCAATGTCACTCTCTTAACTCAGAAACAAGAGGTTTTAGCCAAGCAAGTTCAAACAACCAAAGAGAAGCTAGAGACACTACGTCAAACCCAATCTCAGGTAGAAGCTCAGTTTCAAAGCGGGAAAATCGGAGCTGATCAGTATCGGGCTTTTCAAAGAGAGGTCGAAATCACTCAGAACACTCTCAAAAGCTATGAGAATAAGCTAGAGGGTGTCAACCGAGCTTTGGAGCAAAATGGCTCCACTGTCACCAGCAACAAAAGTAAACTAGCTGCTTTAGGAGCTGAACAAAATCAACTAGCTTCTGAGAGTGAGAAAGTCGCTTCCTCCTTTAAGTTGCAAGAAAGTCAGCTAGGTCGTAATGCCAGTGAATCTGAAAAACTGGCCCTTGCTCAGAAAAAGGTTGCGGCTCAGTCAGAGATTGTCGAGAAACAGATTGCCAATTTAGAACGACAGTTAGAGTTGACCAAGGCTGAATACGGTGAGAACTCAGTTGAAGCCAATAAGCTAGAGAAATCTCTCAATGAAACCAAGACGGCTTATCATCATTTGCAAAATGAGATGGGCAGCATGAGTGGGGCAAGTGATAATGCCAACCACAGCTTAGCAGAAACTAACAATCTTCTAAGGTCTGAGATTCTAGCCAACTTCAGTGAAAAACTGAGCGAAATCAGTCAGAAGCTGATTGAATTCGGAAAAGCAACACTGGAAGCTTTTCAGGAAGTGGACGAAGGGATGGATATCATCGTCACCAAAACCGGTGCCAGTGGAAAAGCGCTGGATGAGATGACAGATATTGCAAAAGGTCTTGCGACTGAAATTCCAACGGACTTTCAAACAGTGGGTAGTGCAGTTGGTGAGCTTAATACCCAGTTTGGGTTGACTGGTGATGCCTTAAAGGACGCTTCTGCGACTTTGATTAAGTATGCGGAAATCAATGGTTCGGACGTGACGGAATCAGCCATTTCCGCAAAACAAGCCATTGAAGCATATGGACTTGAGACGAGTGATTTAAATCGGGTCTTAGATACCGTCACTTATACGGCCCAGGCGACTGGTGTCAGCGTTCAGGATTTGATGACCAAAGCCATTCAAGGTGCTCCACAAATTAAGGCTTTAGGACTTTCGTTTGATGAGGGTGTGGCTCTTATGGGGCAGTTTGAAAAAAGTGGGGTCGATTCTTCGGCTGCTCTTTCTTCCCTCTCCAAAGCAGCAGTCAACTATGCGGCTAAGGGCAAGACACTGAGTGAAGGCTTAAGAGAAACGGTCGAACAAATCCGAAACAGCACTAGTGAAACGGAAGCCTTAACGCTTGCATCCAGTATCTTTGGTACTAAAGCTGCTCCACGGATGGTGGATGCCATTAAGCGGGGAGCTCTATCTTTTGATGATTTAGCAGGAACTGCAGAAAAAGCAAAGGGTGTGGTTGCTTCCACCTATGAAGCAACGCTTGACCCTATCGATCAGTTCACGCTTGCACAAAATGCAGCTAAAGAGGCCATGGCCGAAGTTGGAGGAGCGATTGCAGAAACCCTAGCTCCGTTTCTCCAACAACTTGTTCCGCTTTTAAAAAATGTTACGGAATGGTTCGTGAACCTTCCGGAACCTGTACGGGAGTTCATTCTGGTTGTGGGTGGACTGGTGACTGTTGCGGGTATTCTCTTACCCATTATAGTGGCCTTACAAGCAGCAGCTTTAGCTCTTGGGACGACGATTGGAGGGATGTTATCTGCGGCTGCTCCGATTGTAGGGATTGTTCTTGCGGTGATAGCAGCTGTTGCTTTATTGGTCATTGGTATTAAGGAACTGTGGGAACATAATGAAGCTTTCAGAACGGCTGTTATGGAAGCTTGGAATGCTATCTATTCGGCTATTTCTTCCATCGTTCAGCAAGTTATAGACTTTGTGATGGAAATTTGGGGAACCTTGGTTTCTTGGTGGCAGGAAAATCAGCAGTTGATTCAAGATTCTGCAACAACAGTCTGGAATGCCATTTCGACGGTAATCACCACCATTATGGATTTAATTGGGCCGTATCTAAAAGCCGTTTGGGAGAATATCAAGCTAGTTGTCACAACAGCCTGGGATATTATCAAGACGATAATAGAAACAGTCCTAAATGTTATTCTTAGCATTATCACATTGGTCATGCAGATAATTACTGGGGATTGGTCTGGTGCCTGGGAAACCATTAAGCAAATTGTATCTACCGTATGGGAAGGGATTCAGTCCATCATTGGCACCATTCTTAATGCCATCTGGCAATTTATAGTGAATAGCTGGAACGGCATCAAAGATAGTGTTTCAAATATTCTATCAGCCCTTTCTTCTTTATTTTCATCCATTTGGAATGCCATTCAATCCACGGTTACAGGGATTGTTCAGGGGATTGCAAGCACACTATCCAATATCTGGAATGGTATCTTGCAGACCATATCAAATGTCCTAAACAACATCTTCTCAACTGTTCGAAATATTTGGGATGGAATCAAAAATGCCATTTCTGGAGCAATTGATGGGGCTAAAAATGCCGTCTCCTCTGCCATCAATGCCATAAAGAATCTCTTTAATTTCCATATCTCTTGGCCGCATATTCCGTTACCACACTTTAGTGTCAGTGGATCCGCTAATCCGCTTGATTGGTTAAAGGGGGATATTCCACGGATTGGGATTGAATGGTATGCCAAAGGTGGGATTTTAACCAAGCCAACCATATTTGGCGTAAATGGTATGAACCTATTAGCGGGAGGAGAGTCAGGAAGAGAAGCGGTTCTTCCTTTGAACAGAGAAACATTGAGTCAGATTGGTCGAGGAATTGCTTCTACCTTGGATGCTCTACCTCAGATTACCATTACAATTTCAGATGTTGTGATTAGAGAAGAAGCGGATTTAGAACGCTTATCAGAACATGTGGCAGGAAGATTGGCAGATGAACTTGCTAGGCAAAAACAACTGAAAGGATTGGGAACATGATTCGATACAATGAATTAGTCATTGATGGGGTGCATACTTCCTCTTTCCCCTTTAAGGTGATTGTAGAAAATAGTCCACCGATTGTCATGAAAAGCAGTAAAACACAGCTCCTTGAGCATAGAGGAATCAGTGGTGCTGTCATGGAAACCAACAAGCATCGCAATGTGATGGAGTTGGCATTTAAGATTTATATAGTCAAAGCAAGTGAAGAAGAACTCTTTCAGTTTTTGACACTCTTTTCTAAAGAACAGTTTTGGCTGGAGAGTGAGCAGTTGAAGACAGTCCGACTTTGGTGCTATAAAGTCCTTGTTTCAAAAATGATAAAGGACAAGCATGGAGTTTATGAAATGGAAGCTACATTCCAATGCCATCCCACAAAGTTCTTTAAAGATACAGATAGTCAGTCATTCACTCAAAATGGTACTTTGCGAACGAAGGGTTCGGCTTTGGCTTTTCCAAAATTGACAATAGTGGGAAACAACTCAACTGAAACCAGTTTTACGATAGGTAATCAAGTTATTCATTTGGAGAAGATAGAGGCTGGTGAAACACTGGTGATGGATAACAACCCTGAAAAACCAAGTTTTAGAACCTTATCGGGAAAGCGAATCAAGTGGTCTGGTGACTTTTTGACGATTGACCCTTCAAAAGATAAAACAGTGGGAATCGTATTGGGGACTGGGATTCAGTCCATTCGTTTTGAGATTGTCTGGGGGTGGGCTTAATGCTTTATTTATTAGATAAGGAAGTACAAACCGTTAAATGGAACGGTATCCCTCTTTATGAAGCGGTATCTGCTAGGGTAAAGGAAACGTTGAATGGAGATTTTACCTTAACCCTCAAGTATCCCATCACGGACAGCCATCTTTATCGGCTATTGAAAGTAGATAAACTCATTAAGGCTCCTGTCCCTGAATTAGGAGAACAGCTTTTTCGTATTAAGACACCAGTTGAAATGGATGACCATGTGGAGGTTCTGTGTTACCACATTACGGATGATGTCATGCAGCATTCCATAAAGCCAATTGGAAATTCTCAAGTAGGTTGTATGACGGCCTTGTCTAGCATGGTCCAGGCAGCTAAGACAAGTCTTGAGCCTTTTTCTTTCACAAGTGATATTACCAAACACAGGGATTTTAACACGGCTGAGACAACTACGCTTTATAACGTCCTGTTAGATGGTGCTCATTCTATTGTCGGAACTTGGGAAGGAGAGCTCATTCGAGATAATTTCTCATTCTCCATTCAAGAGCACAGAGGAGAGAATCGTGGAGTCATTGTTACGACTCATCAGAATCTGAAATCCTACAAACGGAATAGAAGCTCACAAAATGTTGTGACCCGTATCCATGTACATTCGACCTTTAAACCAGAAGGGGCTAAAGAAGAAAAGACGTTAACCGTGACGGTTGATAGTCCTTTACTTGATGCTTATCCCTATATCAACGAAAAAGAATTCACGAATAACAATCTTAAAACCCTTGAGGAATTGCGAAAATGGGGTGAGAGTAAATTTTATCATGATAAGATTGACCGAGAGCAAGATGCAATTGTGATAGAAGCCTATGAGCTAGATGGTCAAACGGTTCATTTAGCCGACTGGATTACTCTAAAGAGCAGAAAACACAATGTAGATGTCATCAAACAAGCAGTAGCTTATGAATATGATGCGCTGACTAAAGAATATATCGCATTAACCTTTGATGATATTGCAAAAGTAAGTAGCCATGGGAGCTCTTCAAATATAACTGCTGCAGCACATTCCATTTTGAATCTTGCTCAAGGCAGTCAAGAGTTGATGATTGAACAAGCTTTAGAAAATGCCAATCGAGCCTTTGGTGCAGTTTTTGAGAAGCAAGAGAGTAAGGTATTAGATGGCATTGAAAAGGCAAAAGCAAGGGCAGAGGAAATTGCAGCTCAGACTCGTGATCAGATTCAGAGTTCGTTTACTGCTTTTAAGAAAACGACAGAGTCGTCTCTTCATACGATTACTCAAAAGACGGAAGAAGCCTTAGGGAAGGCAGGAGATACTCAGAGAGCTCTGAATAACGTCCAAGAAGTAACGAATCGAACAACAGCAAATTTGAAAAATTTTCAAACAGAAACTCTTCAGAAAATGGGCTCTTTTGTCAGTAAGACAGAAGTCAAGCAAACTCTATCTGGCCTTGAAACAACTCTCCAACAGATTCAGGGATATGTTTCAAAAGATGGTGAACGGTGGGAACGACTGGAGCAGTATGTACGGATGGAAACATCCAATCAGTCCAGAACTGTCCGAGAGCAAGTAGCCAAGGACTATGTCGCAAAAGCCTCCTATTCAGAAGAAGTGAAAGGCTTAAATCGTCGCTTTGAGAGTTTGCAAATTGGTGGGCGCAACTACATCCGTCATTATGATTTTGATGGTCTGTTACCCCTCTCGTCTAATGTATCAGAATGGAAGTTTGAAAGGGTACCGGATACGAATGCCAAAAGTGGCTACTATCTCAAAGCCATCTGTACAAAAGCAGGAAATGGTGGCTTTCATAAGCCCATTTTTGATTTAAGGGGATCTGAATGGCAAGGGAAGAAAATGGTCTATGCAGCTGATATGAAAGCGAGTCGGTCGGTAGTTGTTCGGTTTGGTTTTGAGACAGGTGGTGTTTCGACCGTGACACTTCAAACTGAATGGCATAGGTTTGTTCACCCTTTTACCGTGAAGTTTGAGAGATATTGGTCCTGGGTGTGCTATTCAAATGGCTGGCTTGTTGGTGATGTTCTTTATATTCGGGATCCACAATTGGAAGATGGGACAATTGCGACGACACCGAGTCCAGCTCCAGAGGATGATAGACAGTACACAGAAACAAAGATTGCTTCTTATTCTCAAACAGTGGAGGGACGTTTTTCAGAAATCATGCAGGCAGTCAATGGCAAAACCAGCAGCAGTGACTTTCAAAAGGTTCAGGAAACAGTTAATCTGTACTCACGGCTCATTGGCTCAAAGGAAGACAGCGTCAAACATAACTTGGCCCAGATTGTCCTGACAGATTCTTCCTATGTGACCAAGGTGACGGATTTAACCCAGAAAGTTTCTACTGTTCAAACTCAGCTCGCAAACAGTTGGTCGGTTAAGTATTTGACTTCAAGGGGGGCAGTATTAAACAGTTTGAATCTATTAGCGAATGGAGTAAATCATATCCATGGTAGACTCACTCATATCACAGGACAAACTTTAATTGACCATGCTGTGATTAAGTCTGCCATGGTGGATAAGTTAAAGACAGCCAACTTTGAATCGGGATCAGTCACAACCACAATCTTAAGTGCAGAAGCAGTAACGGCTGAGAAACTGAAAGTAGATGATGCCTTGTTTAACAAGCTATCTGCGACCGAAGCTTATCTGAGGAAGCTTTTCTCAAAGCAAGCCTTCATCAGTCAGGTGCAGTCGGTAACTTTATCTGCGAACAAGATATCAGGTGGTATCCTAACAGCCATTAACCGAGCTATGGAAATTAGTCTCAATGCGGGTCAAATTTTGTATTATACAGACCAAGCTGCATTGAAACGAGTTCTAGCTGGTTATCCAACCCAGTTCATTAAGTTTGCGACAGGAAATGTCGATGGTAAGGGAAGAGCTGGTGTGACGGTCATTGGGTCTAATCGCTATGGCAGTGAAAGCTCTAATGACGGTGGCTTTGTAGGTATTCGGGCTTGGAATGGGGTTAATGTTGACTCACTTGATGTGGTTGGAGATGAATTGTCCTTTGCCAGTTCTGCCTATGATAATAAAGACGGTTGGGTTATGACAACAACAGGAAAGCTTCAGCTTCGTCCAAGCAGAAAACAGGATAGACGAGACTCAACTATTAATGTTGGGGACGTTTGGCTTTATTTAGATACAAGCGGAAATTATGTCTCACTCCATGAGATTCTCCAACGCTTGTCTAATAGCATTGGAGCACTTTATGAGTATCGGGCTAATCATGGTGAAGGGCATCCATCTTGGTGGGATACCAGAAACCTAGTCGGACGTTTATAAGAAAGGAAACAAATGAACCAAGAAGAAATTAATCAGGCTCTTCGTTTAACGATTGAAGAGCTGACCAGAAAGCTTGCTGATGAGGTAACATCAAAGAACCTCTTAGCCATTCAATTGACTCAGAAAGAGGAAGCTTACCAAGTTCTCCTTCAGAAGAAAGAAGAATTGGAAGCTGATCTCAAAGAAGCAACTACACCATTAAAAATAGATGGAGGAAAGAAAGATGGAAGAAAAGGAATTACTGCCTGATCTAAGTAGAATTACAGAACCTTTTGATTTGGTGGCAGCACTCACTTATATGCGCGAGAATGGTGAGTTCATTCGCTGCAAAAATGAGGGGGAGGATTTTTATATGTACCGAGAAGTACAAAAGCGTCCCGTGATTAAAGAAGGTCGACGTCAGTTGATGGAAGTCGAAACTGTGGGAGCTCTGACTCAGTGGGGAGCGACAGTCCCTACCATGAATTTGTCTGAGTTATTCCACAAGAATTTCTATATCATGCAGTTTGATGAAAAAGGAAATCCAGACTGGAGCGAACCGCATAGAAAGGACAATGCATCATGAAACAGTTAGTTTTTGCGAATAAAGTCTTGTTTTCCACAGTAGGAGGACTTTTAGGAAGTGTTTTTGGTGACTGGGATGGTTTTATTTTTGCCTTGATTGTCTTCATATCTATTGATTATATTAGTGGATTGATGGCAGCAGTTGTTGAAAAGAAGCTATCCAGTGCAGTTGGTTTTCGAGGACTGTTTAAAAAAGTTGTCATTTTGATGCTAGTGGCCATGGGGCAGATTATTGATACTCATATCTTGAAACAGGGAGGCATCATCCGAACTGCTATTATTTTCTATTACTTGTCTAACGAGGGGCTCAGTATTATAGAAAATGCAGCACTGATTGGTCTGCCAGTTCCAGAGAAACTCAAACAAACTTTGAAACAATTAAAATCGGAGGAAAAATAAGATGGCATTATTTGGAGTAGATATTAGTGAGCACAATGGCTTTATTGACTTTGACCAGTTGAAAAACAATGTGGACTTTGTCATTATTCGTTCGTCCTGGGGCAGCTTTGCGGAAGATTTACGTGCCCGGAGAAACGCATCTGAATGTGAACGGGTTGGCATTCCGTACGGATTTTACCATTATAGCTATGCTCGAAATTTGGGAGAAGCACAAGCTGAGGTCAATGCCTTTTTGAACTTTGCTCGTCAATTCCATCCTTCTATGCCGCTCTACATTGATATGGAGGATGCGGACGGCTGGAAAGCCAACAATGGCGGTGTCTCTTGGGAGACTTCTACAGAAATTTGTCGGCTGTTTTGCGACCATGTCGAAGCAGCAGGCTACTGGGCGGGTGTCTATGCCAGCTTGTATTGGTTCCAAAATATGGGGGACTTGAGTCGTTATACCAACTGGGTGGCCCAGTGGCAGGTGGAGGCTTGTGCGGTACCGACAGACATTTGGCAGTTTACCAGTGATGGTCTAGTCGGAGGTATTAGTGGACGGGTGGATTCCAACTATATGTATCGGGATCTGCGTTCTGTTTATACTGGTCAAGCTCCAGAACCTCGATCAGAACTGCCACAACAAGCAACAGCCCCAGTTTCGACTGGGACTTACACTGTTCAAGAGGGGGATACCCTATCAGCTATTGCGGCTCTTTATGGAACAAGTTATCAGGAATTAGCGGCTATCAATGGGATTACCAATCCTGACTTGATTTATCCGGGGCAAGTTTTGCAGGTTACGGGAAGTGCTCAAGTATCCAGTACTACAACCTATACCGTTGAAAACGGAGATACGCTTTCCGCTATTGCAGCTATGTATGGCACGAATTACCAGCACTTAGCGGCTATCAATGGAATTGAGAATCCGGATTTGATTTTTTCCGGTCAAGTGTTACTAATTGAATAATCCATAAAGGTCTGTGTGGTTGTCCATGCAGGCCTTTTACATAGACAGCATTTCAACTAGAAAAATGCTTGAATGAGTGGGCTGAATACTTGATAAATTTGGCCTTTAGAGTGATATATAGTAAGGAAGAAAGGAGAGTGGAATGAAGCCAGAAAAGATAAGAGTTTGTGCCTATGCGCGGGTTTCAACCATGACAGAAAAACAGCAGGACTCCCTCACCAATCAGCAATCCTACTATAATCATTTCTATCAAAATAAAAAAGATGTCGAGTTCATTGGAGTGTATTATGATCAGGGGATTTCAGGCAAACTGGCCAAGCGTCCAGGCTTTCACCAGATGCTGGAGGATTGCAGGGCCGGGAAAATTGATGTCATTCATACAAAGTCTATTTCTCGCTTTGCCAGAAACACTGAGTTATTGCTTGCAGTAAGCCGGGAACTGAAAACTATTCAAGTAGATATCTTCTTTGAAGAACAAAATCTCCATACCTTGTCAAATGAGGGTGAAGTCATGCTTACGGTTCTTGCCAGCTACGCAGAAGAAGAACTGCGCAACATGAGTGAAAACCAACGGTGGGCTTTTCAGAATAAGTTCCAGCGAGGAGAGCTGGTGATTAACACTAAGCGCTTCTTAGGCTATGACAAGGATAAGAACGGTGAGTTAATCATCAATCCTGAGGAAGCTAAAATCGTAAAACGGATTTATAACCTTTATTTATCTGGTATGGGAGTTCATGCCATTGCAAAGCTATTTAATGGAGAGAAAGTTTCTACAGTAGACGGTGGGAAATGGTATTCAAGTACTATTACCAATATTCTAAAAAACGAGAAGTATAAGGGGGATGCAATCCTGCAAAAATACTATTTTGCGGAAATCAAGGCCAAGCAACGTCTCAACCAAGGTCAGATGCAACAGTACCTGATTACGGATAACCATGAAGCGATTGTGTCCAGAGAAGATTGGGAAGCCGTTCAAAAGCGTCTGAAACAGAATCGAAAGGCAAAGCTAAGCATTGATTACAATCGACGATATCCTTTGAGTGGCTTATTAAAATGCGAGCATTGTGGCTCTACTTTAAAACGGCAGAAGTATTACAAAGGAAAGGTTGTATGGGTCTGTAGCAAGTACATCCGAGAAGGGAAGGTCGCCTGCATCGGCATGCGCGTGCCAGACGGTGCAGTACAGGATTGGAATATCCATGAACCCACAGTAGTAAAGGAGGAGAACATCGGTGGCAAAAAATATTACAGTTATTCCAGCAAAGAAAACGATACAAGTCGAGCAGAAGCAACACATTCAGAAAATCCGGATGGCGGCTTACTGCCGAGTGTCCACCGACCAAGACGAACAGCTATCAAGCTATGAGAACCAGGTTCGGTATTACAAAGAGTATATTCGGCAGAATCCTCTCTACGAGTTGGTTGATATTTATGCGGATGAGGGGATTTCAGGAACTAATACCAAGAAACGCACCGAGTTTAATCGGTTGATAGCTGACTGCCGAAAAGGCAAAGTAGATAGAATCATTGTGAAATCCATCAGCCGTTTTTCTAGGAACACGCTGGACTGCTTGAAATATGTCCGGGAATTAAAGGAACTTGGAATTGGGATTACCTTTGAAAAGGAGAATATTGACAGTCTAGATGCCAAAGGAGAGGTGCTCTTGACTATTCTTTCTTCCTTGGCCCAAGATGAATCCCGTTCTATTTCAGAGAATGCGACCTGGGGGATTAGAAAGAAGTTCGAACGGGGCGAAATAAGAGTTAACACAACCAAGTTTGTAGGCTACGATAAGGGTGAGAATGGAAATCTAGTCATCAATGAGGAGCAAGCCAAGATTGTCAGACGAATCTTTCGGGATTTTTTACAAGGAGAAACACCAGAAAGTATAGCGAGAAGTCTAAAAGAAGAAGGGGTTCCAGGATGGAATGGGAAAGCTAACTGGTATCCCACTACCATTCAAAGAATGCTTCAAAATGAGAAGTACATGGGAGATGCCCTCTTACAGAAAACCTATACGGTTGATTTTCTGACCAAGAAGCGCAGTGAGAACCAGGGACAGGTGAATCAATACTATATCGAAGGCAACCATGAGGCTATTATTAATAAGGAAGAATGGGACTTGGTTCAGCTTGAGGTAGAGCGAAGAAATCAGTATAGGCAGGATAATCACATCAATTTTTACATTATCCAGTGCGAACAAAATCCATTCACATGCAAAGTATTCTGTAAGGAATGCGGAGGTCTATTTGGTCGAAAGAACTGGACAACCAGTAGAGGAAAGAGGCCTGTCTGGCAATGCAACAACCGATATAAGGTAAAAGGAATACAGGGGTGCACTAATCGCCATATTGATGAAGAAACCCTGCAGCAAGTTTTCCTCAGAGCCATAGAGGTTCTTCGAGAAAATATGGGAAAGGTAGAGGAAAAGTGGGCTAATTTTAGCGAAGAACAAAAGCTGGAGAAGTACCATGCGACTCAACTAAAGATACTTCTTGATAGCGAGAAGGAAGTATTTGAAGGGAGAAAGATGTGCCAGGTACTTGAGAAGATTAGTCTTGGAGAAGACGGCAGTATCTCTATCAAATTTTTAGAAGGAACAGAAGTCAATTTATAATGTAGAAAGATGATATTTTGATTATGGTGTTTTCAATAACCAATTTACTATAAAAGAAATGAATATAAAAAGAGTCTGGGACAAAAAGATTTCAATTTTTAAAAATCTTAATTATTAAGCCCTTCAAATATATAATTAAATGCGAAAAGCGAACAAAGCAGAATTCTGATTACCAGAAAACTAGTTTTGTTCGCTTTTTATATTTGAGGTCGGACTTTTGTCCCAGACTCTTTTTGTAAGAGAGCGAAATTATCCAACTCCGATAACTAAGATTCCTTCAAGTATTACTAAAAATAAGCAAAAAAATGTTTTTTTATTCATAATAGCAACCTCTTTTCTTTTTCTTCTATGATATAATATTATTTAAGATACCGAAATAAATTCCCCTATACACAATTTAAGAGGTGCTTAAAATGAAATACGGAAAAATTTTTAAGAAATTTAGAGAATCAAGAGGACTGTCACTAAAAGATGTTTCCAAATCTGGAGTATCAAGTTCTCACTTGTCAAGATTTGAGCATGAAGAGGCTGATTTAACTATTACGAAATTCATTTTAGCGCTGGAAGCAATTAATATGCCGATTGAAGAATTTATATATGCAACGCGAGATTTTCATAGAGATGACTTTAATGAACTGTTAGAGAAAATTCGTTTATTAGTAGCGAAGCGAGATATTGTTGGAATGGAAAATTTACTGATTAGTCTGTTGGAAAAGAGAGAGAAGAAAGGTCCTTTTTATGCGCTGAATACGATTTTGGTTAAGATTCGTTTACAAGACTTATCAGGAAAGATATATGTAACAGATCGAGATATTAGTTCTGTAAGTGACTACTTATTTTCTGTAGAATACTGGGGATGTTATGAATTGTTGTTGTTTATGAATACATTAGACGTTTTAAATCATGAAACTATGATGGTTTTATCAAAAGAAATGTGCCATCGCTCTGAATTCTATAGAGATATTCCAAATAATCGTCGTTTATTATCAACTATGTTATTAAATGCCTACATAACATGTATTGAACGAAACGAGCTAATAGATGCTCTTTATTTTGAAAAGCAACTACAATTTTGTAACTTCTCAGAAACGGAAATTTATGAAAAATTAGTGTTTCATTATGCAAAAAATTTGTACGATTTAAAGAAAACACACAACCAACACGCTTTCATTGAGATGAGAAAATGTATAGCGGCAATGAAACTCGTAGATAGTCAACAGTTGGCGTGTACGTTTGAAAACCATTTAGAAAAAGTGTTGAATGATTTAGAATAAACTGTATATAAGGGAATTATTTTTAGCACTCCTAAAAAGGTAGTATGATATCTATATCAAATATAGGAGGTGAAAATGATGGAAGAACTACAAGTTATTAACCTTGAAGATCTTTTAGAGTTTGATCAAGGCTATGTTCCTAATAATAACTGTGGACCAAGTCATTCTTGTGGCGGTGGTCGATAG